GCGGATTTGCTATCACAAAGGGGGGAGAGAGGGAGTCAAAGACTCCCCCCCTTTTTCACACCCACTTAGACAACTGCCTGACGGTTGCGACGTCATCGGCAGTTGGTGTCGAGAACAGAGCGTCAGTGTAGTGACGCCTTGCTTCGATCTGGGATTTTCGGATATCATCAATGGATAAACCTTGAAGTTGTAAAAATCCCATAAGAATGGCGGCTGAAGGATCGTACTGAGCTCGCTCAAGAAGAGCTGTCATGTACGATACCCCGGCCTCAGACGTGGCGTATTGCTGTATAGCAACCATGTCTGTTTTAGTTATAGTCCATTCCCCTTTCAACCACGACTCTTTTGCAGGGTCGTCGAAGTAAGAGAGGTGTCGACTGTAAATTTCCATTAGAGGAGGCCACGCCTTCTTAAATAAAGGATGTTTCTCTAATGTTTGGCAACGAGCGATGAATCCTAATCTTAGAATTGCGGGAATTTTTCCTGCATAGTCATCTTCGTTACCAGCTGTTTGCTGGATGTTACGAGCGAACGGTTTCGTCCACTCTTTGTTCCACCCAATAGGCAACCACTTTTTAAGAAAGGTGTTACCTTGTTGCATCTTAGCTGTAATGCCAATTGATTTGAGACGAGCAACAAACGACTCTTGATCTAGTTCCTTTTTAACGGTAAACAAAACGTCATCCCCTTGAATGAGGATGATAAATTTACCTGAGAACCAGTCATCAACTAAGGAACTATCAACGCTAGCCAACCCGAACAACACGAGGGATATTGATACAAAAGAACCTATTTCTGACGTAGTTAGCAATCCGGAGAGGAGGGTAACTTGGCCTTTGAAAGCGGTCGCTGTATTGTAATCATTATTCCAACTTGGAGTAAGAGCGGGGGCAGCGGGATGGAGACCTGCCATAAGGGAGGCCTCCCATGGAGCAACCCCAGCCTCAGCGAGGATGGAGTAAGCTTCAACGAGCATATTCGATGAGATAGTTGTGTCGTAAGCACTGTAATCAATCTCATAAGAAAATTTTCCCTGAGCTTGGAGCTTAGACGTATAAGTCGCGGCTAGCTCAGGAGTGTGCCACATACCCAGAATCGCCTTCCGAGCTGATTTCATCTGTAACACCAGGGGTGTAATAACGACATTCAGCCAGAAAGGGGCGGGCCATACGGCGCGCTGACGCGTGTACACATTCTTAGATGTATAGTCAGCAAGCCACTCTGTACCTGAGGGGTACCAAAGTGGAATGTCCTTATCAGTAGCTCCTTGCCTGAAGGACAGGTAAGAAGCTGCAATGATGGACGGGTCGCTAAAGTACTGTTCACCCCAAGCCCACACTTCTGCTAGGAAGTGTGAGGAATGCTTGCCATAA